TATTTTCTAAATGTTTTTTCGATATGTTTTACTGTCTTATCGAGAGTAGGGTTATAAGCGATACGATCAGCAATAGCAGTATTACCTGCTTTCCAGATGGACTTAATGTCATCCACTCCAAATATACCTCCCATCTTATCTACTTCCTCATAAGCTGCTTGTTTTGCTACTTTGAGATTTGCAACCGTTGGATTCTTTCTAAGAGACATTAAACTCTTAACTGTTTTTGATGCAGGCTTAAGTGTTCGGATTAGTCTATCCATTCCACCTGTCATAAATGCTGAGACCACGCCTGTTTCTAAACCTTTTGCCATCTTGTTATCTTGTGCTTCGTTTACGCCATAGATTGTTCCTTCTGTAAAGCCACGTAGCATTGCTTGCATAGTTGTTGGTAATGAACCTAAAAAACCAGGTAGCTTTACCGCTGCTGCTGGACTAGCCAATCCACCCATTAGCTCGGCCTTTAATGCGTCCGTAGGATATTGTTCTCTATATGAGTTTAATTGATCTCTTGCATATTTTTTATTCTTAGAATATAATTCAGACCAATCCTTATTTGGATCAGAAAGCTTTTGTTGCGTAGCCATTATAGCACCACTAACAACATCACCTAAACCTAAGGTCTGTGAATTCACAAAAGCAGTAGGCTCCGCCACATCTACATCCGTTTCAGCTAACTCACCTGCAATATCAACTTCGGAAAGACCTTGATCTAAGCCTCGCTGACGCATCGATGCAACATCATCAGCATTTAAACCGAAAGTCTCTGCAAACTCCCAAGCATTCATATCATCTTTATAATGTTTGTTCCATAATCCAAAGCCTAGATCGGCATTAGAAAGGTCTTCATATTGAGGATTTTGTTCTCTGAATTCTTTTACATTCATTTTATATATTTCCTAATATTTATTGGGTCGTTTTCATCTTTGTCTCCCGGGACAGGGATACCATATTTCCTCATTTCTTCTGGCCCGTATTCTTTCAAGACAATAGCCATATTTCTCTCATAAGTTTCTTGAACATTCTTTAATGTTGCAATGACTAGCTTAGGATCTTGTCTAAGATCTAAACTACCAAGAGTAGCTTGTAATGCTACCAATTCCTGAACAGCCACTTGACCTAATGCACCGCCGGTAGGTGATTCCTCTCGCATTACTTGTAATCTATCAAAACCAATGTTAGCCTTAACCGCAGGACTTCCTGCTGCTAAGAATCCGCCGTGTTCTCTAATGAATGCGCCTTTAACTCCTGTTGCCCATTCCTCCGTCTGCAGTATGCCGATCGCTTTACCAACTTCATTGCTGATAAGATCCGTTTTAGCTTGTTTGCTTTTGAGGCTCATTCTCTGCTTGGTTTTCGCTTCTTCCTTCTCCTCTGCTGTTTTACTTCCAGGGATGATTTCATATTTCATATTGCCATTCGCGTCTCTAACAAGTACTCGGTCACCTTTTACATTTTTATCAGTATCTAGCTTAGCAATCGAAACTGCTTCCGAGATTTTCATCTGATCTTGTACTACTAAATTATAAAGGTCTGGTCGCGTCTTTTTAAGATATGCGTAAGTAGAATTACCCTTAGCTGATTGTTTTTGTATGGATGCTAATTCCGAAGTTAACGATTTAGCAAGACCTTGATCTGGTTCTAATCTCATGGTGTTAAAGGCTAAAGCTAATTGAAGCATAGAAGCTCTGTCATTAAATAGATTCTTTAGAAATCCTTCTTTGTCATCACCTTTTAAGCTTTTAGTCTTCTTTAAAAGACCTTGGATTTTACCATCCGCAGTTCTTATAAAATCACCTCCCGGCGCTATTGCATCGGTTAAGCTCATTTCACCAGATAAGACTTTAGCTCTTGTTGCTGCATCTAAGATGGAAAGCTTGTCCTGATCTGTTCGGCGGTCAGGTGCTATTTCCGATAAAGGGTCGTGGATAACATTAGGATCATCTATTCTAACGCCTTCAATCATTGCACCGGGATCTGTCATCGAGAAATCCTGTGACCTTTTAAAGTCTTGCATAAGAGGGTCTACCGGTTTTACATTAACAGGTTGAGAAAAATTAAAGGAATCTAGTTCCTCGAAGGGACCTTGCCCGCCGATTAGCCCTTGCCCCATGGCTAATTCCTTAGTCTTATTTTCTGTAGAATTAGCGCCTAATAATCCTCCTAGGCTTTCAAGTATTTCGTCGAGTCTTGCCATTAATTTCTCCTAGTTGGGGTCTTCTACCCCGATTCCATCAATTGTTCCATAACTATAACCCCCTGGTGCAAAGGTATAACTTCCTTCATCCCAAGGTGAATCTGAATCTGTCGTACCATCTTCTTGCCTGAATAAACCTTGTCCGGAAGGTTCACCGAACAATCCTCCAAACCATGTATCTGGTTGACCTGACAAATATTTAATTCCGTCACTCCAAAGGTTATCCTTACCTTCACCTGCCAAAGCTTTTGCTGTTTGTAGTCCTGTAAAAATCTTACCCACAGGAGTAAGTCCTACGAGAGCGGACATAATAGTTTCAGGGTTTAGATCAAAAAGACCTGCCGGGTCGGTAGGGCCCATAAGTCCTTCACTCCCTGCTGTAACCATAGGTTCGGTTACGTCTATCTCAGGTTCTACCGAGGTCATAGGTTCGATGGGATCAATGTTATGTTGTTCAGCTAACTTGTTAGCAGCCTCAAGTCGACTATAGCCAAGTTCTGACATTGACTTATAGTAATCACTAAACACGCCATCATGTTGAGCCATATTTACCTCAGTTGTGCATAATCAACAGCATAATAACCGTTGTCCATCTTCATAACTGCTTCAGGGAATAACTCCTTAACCTCTTGTGCAATTACGCCTATTGTATGATTCATATCAGCACCAAATTCTTTAGCGCCTTCTTTCCAATTCCAGCTATAAATATTTAAGCCGGATTTAAGCTTACCTAATTGTTTAATGTTTGTTTTAAGTCTTAGATCACTAGCAGCGAATACCTTAGATAAAGGCCCTGCTGCAGTAGCTGCAAGAGTTAGATAATCGAAGATACCTGGGTCTCTACCTGTTGTTGTAGAGGTAGGAACAGGAGAAGCACCTAGTGCTGCAGTTGGGTAACCTAAGCCCATACCAGGATGTCCGGTATAACCTGCGAATCTCTGTTTAGCTGAATCCATCAATGCTTGCTGCATTGCCTGTTGTTGTGCACCTTGTTGTGCTAAATTGTTTGTCACTTGCTGTCCCATACCAAATCCTAAATTTGATATGTTTGCTAATTGACCTGCTGAGCCTAATCTATGTTGAGCTCCTTGTAATCCAGATTGCACATTGAATTGATCTGCTGACATCTTGTTACCAATGTCCGACATTGCTGATTGTTGTGCGTTTTGGTAGCCTTGCTGTCTTAATCCTGCTGAGGATCTAGCAAGTTGATCCAATGTGTTACGTCCAACTTCGCCCATGGCAATGCCATGTCTTGCTCCTCCAAAGGCTCTAGCTCCTTGGGCTTGTGCTCCTAAAGCATCCATGCCTATATCTGCACCTCTTAAAATATCTGCTTGATTAGTATCAATGACTTGCTGAGTATAAGGATTCATATAAGCAGACATATCTGTGCCTGCTAACTGTCCTGCTTGAACTGAACCTGGTGTATATCCCATACCTGCTGCAGAGTTTATCCCCGATCCGGCGATGCCTTGAGCAGCTAATTGATTAATATTCGGATTAGTTGTAATCCCGCCTGCCTGTGGTCCACCTGCCATAATTATCTCCTAAGAATATAAAGCGTCATATTTAGCTACGTCGCCTGGTTGACTTGATGCTAAATCTGCTTTAGCTTGTTCGTAAAGAGGCATACCTGAATAACCTTGCGTTCCGTCAGCAAAAGTTGTTGGTGCTGGCATACCTTGCATTGGTGTTAATGAGCCTTGTGGGACTAAGCCAAAAGCTTCTGCCGCGCCGATGTTAGCCTGCATTGCTGCTGTCTGATTCGGGTTGATTGCTGCAATATCAGGTCCTTGCCAAGGCATAAAACCTATATCCTGTACATCTTCCGCCCTGCCTATGTTTGCTATCGTTGGGTCTTTAATCCAATCAGGTATATCTGTCCATTGTGATTTGCTTCCGCCCTTGCTGCTCATTTAAAACTCCTTTGCTAAAACCATGTGTTGTTCTTCCCAACCCTTATCTCCTAAGACCTTTTTCCAGCCTTTTCGTCCTACAAGAGTCATACCTTCGCACCCCTGCCCTTTACCCCATTCTACCGCATCGGAATGCATATTTGTGATTTGTTCAAGCTTGCCTGCGGCGAGGAAAACATGCAAGACTCTTTTGTTAGGATATACCACAATCTCTGTTACTGCACATCCCTCTTTACCTGGCCATAATTGCATGTGGCCACTTAAAATACCTTCTACAACATCAATAAAGCTATGTGTATCTCCGCCTTTCTTTAAAGCTGATTCAATCCAGTCTTTACATCTTAATATTTCATCTGGGATAATACTCATGGATCTAATTTAACCTTAACCCACGCACCGTTCTTAGAAACGACTAGTGTTTGGTTAGCTCTGTCCCACATCAATATACCATCCTCTGCTGCTGAGTCTCCGGATGTTAAATATCTTAATTTGTCAGTATTAGTAGTCAAGTAGGAAACAAGTCGTTCACCCCAACTCTTCCAATCACTACCTAAAGGCGGTGGAGGTTTAATCATCTCTTACCACCTGGTCTTGCTTCAATTCTCATAATGCCTGAGCGCCAATTCTTATTTCCTACACCTTCTACCTTCATTCTAATCTGTCTACCTGTGAATCTAACGTCTGTAGGATTTGATAATGTATATGGACCATGCGTTTGTTCTGCATCATTAGGATAGAATCTAGTCTTAAATGTAACTTTAACCTCGCCTTGCGTATTTTCATCAGGGATAAGATTGTTTACTCTCATTACAGTATCTCCATTACCTAAACTAATAGGCCCTGATTCTGCATAAGGTTTAACCGATCCGTGGGTATGTCCTGTTTCATGGTTGTATAAATTACTCCCTGAATCACACCAAATAGGTGTAGAAAATACGCCTCTATCAACTGCTGCCGTTCTGTCCAATGCTCCTGTAGACCAATGTCCTTCTTTATAGTCCAAAGATACATATCTGTCATTTTCATTTGAATCAGCGGAGGGATAAAAGAACCACACCTCACCGTGTTGTGAATTATGTACCGCATGGGCTTTAGTCATTTGGTCTCTATTAATATCATCGAAAACATAATCTAGAACATCGCATTTAATCTCTGTAGCCACTGATCCGTTGAAAGTATAGAAGCCTTTGTGACCCATCCAAAATGCGCCTTCATCTACAGCTACAATAGCTTTTCTTGATGCGATTCCACAAGCTGTACCTACTCTTTCAAATCCATATACAAAAGGTGGTCCGGAATATGATGCAATGTGCGCGTCTTGATCTGTCAGTATAAGGGTTCTACCTCTCATACGAATACCGCACATAATTTGTCCTTGTGTTTGAAGTTCAAAATCACCCGCTTCGTTTGTTGCTGATGCTGTCCAAACTGTGTTGTTCTCTCTATCGCACCATGCTACTTTACGAGGATTACCACCTGCTCCAAGAGCAAATACAAATCGTTCCTCTGTAACTACTATCGCTCTATTGTATAGAGGCGCATTAGCAATAACTGTAGCAATAACCGCTGAGTTCAAAGCCCACTCATAAATCTTTCCGTCCTTTGACGAACAGCCTATCAGATATTCGCCCCATGTATCTAATGACCATGAAGTAGCTTCACCATAAACGCCCGACTCCACTCTTGGATCACCATAGTTGGCTAAACCGTAGTAGTTTCCGCCATAGCCTGTGTTCTGTACAGAAGTACCTATACCGGTAACGAAGCCTGAAGGTGTTATGTCCGAGACGAGGCCGGAAGGTGTAACAGAATATAAATTAGTATTAGTTGCTATCGCAAGGTGAGTATCTGAACTGTTATCAACCCAAGCCAACATACATCTACATATCCCCGAGAAGGTAGAACCACTTGTTTCCCTAACTGTCCATCCACCCACAGGGCGCATAGAGCCATCGTGCCATCTAACTAAACTAGCCTCTTTCCATCTATTAGAGGACTCAAAATCTGTACCGTTTCTATATACTCCCGGTGGTAATTGAAGTGGTATTAAACTCATGCTGCTATCTCCGTCCAAGTAGTTGATGTAGGCGCTATCACCTCCCATTTCTCTCTACCAACAGCCAATGTTCCTGATGTTGTAGAAACGATAGCTGTAACTTCTCGCACCCTAATAAACGTGATAACCGTTGTAGCTGAAGAAGCCATTGCCACAGGGCCACTGGTCAATAATGTACCACCGCTTGCTGCTGTTGTTGAATTACATGTAGTAGAACCACCTTCCTGATGTATCTTCTCAGCTTCAGCGGTTACAATGGTCTGTGGATTGGTATTTGCAGTTCCACCCATTCCTGAATGTACCGAACAATAATAATATAACTGTGGAGCGTCATCAGGACATACAAATGTTAGTGTATTTGCACTTGCATCTCTTGTAACTCCTGTTGTATATTCCGAACCACTATTATGTGTTCCGTCTGAGGTAGTTGATAATGCAAAAGGATGTGATGCATTGTGACTAAATGTATATGTAGTACCTTCCACCAAATCCAAAGTAGGTTGCTGAACACCATCTATGAAGTATTTATGATTACCATCAACATGACTATTAGTAACTGTAATATGTACTATTTGTGTTGAGGCAACGGCATTTTGTACTCTAATGCCTGATACAGCCGTCATTGAAGATGTTGCCGAGATTATAGTTTGTAAATCAGCTTCATCATATTCGTTCCTTCCATACAAGCCGGTTCCGTATGCGAACTTGTCTGAGCGTTCTAGGAAGAACTTCTCTGCATTAGCAGCAGTTGTAGACGTTGCATTTACAGTAGCGCTTGCTACATAGGTAGCTGTGGAGCTTGCTGTAATAGAAGAGCCAACAGTAACTGTAGCACTTCCTTCTCTGTATCTAACACCACTTGAAGAGAATGTTGATGTTGCTATAACACTCACACTTCCACTAAACGTAAGACCACCTAATATATCTATAATGGCAACTGCATTTGAAGTAGCGCTTGCTAAATGAATCTTCTCACCTGATACAGACGCTATAGAAGATGTAGCAGAGACTATCGTTTGTAAATCGGCTTGGTCATATTCATTCTTACCGTATAGGCCTGTTCCGTAAGAGAACTTGTCTGTATCTTCAAATATTACAGACTCACCTGAACAAGTCATTGAAGATGCTGCGGTTAAACTAGCCTCAGCGCCTATAGCTACAACATAAGTTACAGCAGGTAGAGTAGACGTAGCTGTAACTGTAGCAGAAGCGTTTTTTACAGCACCTGTTGTTTGGTCATAAGACCTTAACCCATAATAACTATCGCCATAAGCAAAAGTACCCATCGGTTACCCCCAGATTAGTCTAGCGTAATATCTAAGTCGCCTGTAGGAACACGGAACACATCGCCTGATGCAATAGCCTTAGACGAGGATAGTGTTGCATAAGCCATCAAGTTACCCGATGTTGCTGCATCGAATACACCTACATGAGTTACTGTACCAAATGATGCTGTTGCAGTTGGAAATTCAACTGCTGCTGTATTTGATGTAGTATTGCCTGTTGTAGTAAATGCAACTGATTGACGTGCGTATGCTGTACCTGAAGTAGTAACTTCTGTACCACCACCGGTCTCGCCTGGTGCTGCTGTGTATAAAGCCAAGTAGTGCGTTCCCGGTGCTGAGTAAGCTGCGCCTGCAAATACGTGGTCTAGTATTTCTGTTTCTAAAAAATTAGTGAATGACATTGTTTTCTCCTTTTAAGACTAACCTAAGCCTCGTATTTTAAGTGTTAAGCCCGAACCGCTATATCTAGCTTTTTCAGACGATTGATTTAATTGTGTTACTGCCGCGCCATACAATTGCGCCCAAATAACAAGTCTCTCGTCTTCGCCTAGATACGGTGCTGAATGTAATAACGCTCCATAGAGGTATACATCAGGTGCTTCTAGTAAAAGCCAGTTATCAGAATTACTTGCACTAAGCGCCTTTGGTTTAGCATAGTATAATAATTCTGTGTTCGTTGTAGCAGAAGGCGTTGGATATAACTGGAATTGCCCATCTGCATGTGTATAGTATCTAGGTGTACCGGTAGTATCTTCCGCACCTGCTCGCTTATCTTCCATTG